AAAATACACTGCGCCGGTTGAGGGCAGCTCAACATCGCCATTAATATCTAACTTCGAAGTAGGCGAAGCAACGCCGATGCCAATCCGATCTAATCCGGCATCAAGGGTAAAAAGATTAGCATCCGTATCGCCTTCGATTCTAAAGTTGGTGTCATAAGACGACTCGTTAAAAACAATTTCGGTGGTTGCGGCCGCTATATCAAATAACCACTGGTCGCCGTCGTATTGCATGAATACGTCTCTACCGGTGCCTTGCATGAGCTGCGATGTATCGCTATTCATCTGAATAGTGCCGGTCATGCTGATATTAGTGATAGCGCCAAGCGCACCAGCATTTTCGGTTACGGTACCCCAAGCGCCAACACCGGATGTTCCTGAGTTTTTAAGCACCTGATTGCTAGTGCCGCCAGTAGGGAGGTGCCGATTCCCTGCGGTCGTAGCGTGACTTATTGCAGCAGCTCCGCCAATAACGCCTCTTGTAGCAGATAAGGTAATTGGGCTATTAGCGGTTAAATTCCCTTGAACTACCGGCGTCGGAGTTGGTTGTAGGGTGCCGCTAATGAGCCTTTTATTCGCATCCCAGACGGTACATGTGGATGCGGTTACGTCCGGATAGGTCGCGGCAGCCACGTAACCAAAGCCAGCCTCTACTTTTCCATACGGTCCAGCTTGCACCACCAACTCATTATCGGTGCTTCCCATACGCACTGAGGTTGCTAAATTGCCATAAGCAACGTGAATATCGTAGGAATCGTCAGCGTTAGGAAGTGAAATCCCGGTCCCATCGTCAATAGCGCCAGCGCCGGAAATGTGAAGAAACGTGTTTACCGAATTTAGGATTTTCGAACCCAATGCGCTAAACGTAGCCAAGACTCCGCCGAGGGTATCGTCTGTAACCTCAATCGTATCGGTTTCAATCTCATAATCCCCAGCATCCCAATCGGCGCTTAGTGCGCGGGTACCATCAGCGAGCACAGCGTTAGGATCTAGCTCGGTTGCAATGTAGTCGGTTGCGGGTGTAGCGATAGAAACTAATTCGCTCGAATCAATCTTAAGCAGACCGGGACCGGTTAAGCCTTTAAGTGATAAATTACCGTTTAATTCCGTATCGCCGATACAAATTATAATCCCCCGTTAGTACAGAGCCGGTTTCGCCGGTAGGTCCAATTGCAACGGGTGCGCCGTCAATTACTCCGTTAGATAACCCGCCGTAGATATGCAAAGGGGCTGCTTCGATTGGACTAAACTCATCGTCAAAGCCATCTTTGCCCTTTAAGACAAATGGCGTTGATTGACGGCCAACATTCATTAGACCGCCATCTGCGGTAGCGTTAAAAGATGTGCCAGCGGTAACGCTAACGGAAGTGCCCGTAAGGGTTAGGGCGGTAGAGGAGAAGTCTCCAATCGTAAAGTCGGCAACCGTAACGGGTGCGATAACCAGTGCCCCGCTACCGGCCGGATCAACTAACACGTAACCGCCAAGGACGCCCGCGGAGCTTCTAAACTCAGCGCAATAACCGGTGGCCGCATTGGCCTGCAACACTGCGCCGCCAACCATCTCGGTTTTGCCCTCAACAAATAGATCGTTTGGATTGGTTGCATGCGCTGGCGTTGCGGTTGGAGTAGGCATCTGCACCAATACCGGCTCATTAGTACCACCTCGCATAACAAGGGCCTGATTGGCAGGAGCAACGATAAAATCATCAGCGGTGATCTTGCCATCTACCCAAGTATCGCCCTTAACGTATAACGAATTAACTCCTCTAGCTTCTGCGGGTACGGCATCGCCAGACTGCATAATGGCCACAACAGCGCTTTTAGTGTCGTCGCTAAGATTTGGACCGGGATATAGATTGATATCCCCTGCATAGCTACTACCAGCGCCCGATACCGCCCCGGTCCAAATCGATATGTAGCCGCTTGTAGCCCCTGAGCCTAATGTGCTCTGTGTACTAAATACCATATTGCCAGAGCGCTTATTGTCCAACGTGCGCGGGCAATATAAAAGAATCCCGTCGCCATTTTCGCCAGAATTGTCGGCTCCAGCGAAGATGCTCAAATTTCCATATCCCTGTGTCCAGATAAACGGATTGGGATTTGCCTCCACCCCGGTAACATCAGCGAAATCAATTCGCTCGCCATCTTTAAGGGTAATTCCTTTGTGGAATAGAATCGATGCGGTCGTGGTAGTGGTGCCGTTTTTCTTAATATATTGATCCGGTATCGGCTGACCCCAGGTTAGAGAAAACCAACCAACCAATACCGCTAGTATGCCCACAACTAAACAGATCGCCTTTGTCATGTTGCCTCGTAAACATCTGGAGCTAACGACCCACCGCTAGACTGAATAGCTCTAATTTCCTGCTGAGTGTTGATGTAATAAATCCCGCTACTCGCTCCTAAATAAATACCCTGTGATGCAACAGCAGCGCCTGCAATTTCTAGCCAAAAATCCGATGTGGTGTTATTCTGCACCCATCCGCCAGGCTTTCTGTTTGGGTTGGCCGCTAGGATAGTTGTGCTTGTAGCAGTGGCGCATGATGGCCGGGTATGCGTTAGGGTTACCATTGCGCCAGCAGGAACGATAATACTTCCCGAGCCGTCATCTAGGGCCACATGCTGAATTTTACCATCAGCGTTGTCGGTCGCTTTGACCTTATATTCGCCAAGCAAATGGTTATAGACTTTCTGCGTTGCCACGTTATCCGCCTATAATTGGAAGCACCGGGGTTAGCGGTTCCTCTATTTGCTCGACAGCCTTCATCTGCCCCAACTCATCCCTCGAAATGGTGAGCATCTTTTTCCCAGGCTTGGCCGCCTCATTGACAATAGTAATGGGTGGCATACTTGGCGGCTGAACGTTAATAATTTGCGGCGGTTGGGGTTCAGCGGGTGGGGTTGCTTGCGCTACTTTAACCGCTTCCTGGTACGCCGCTAAATCTGTTTCACGGGCTAGCCGAATCTCTTCCATCTGACTTTCAGTGGCTTGCACCTGCGCCTTAAACATCTCAATCTGCACACGCTGCTGCTCTAGTTGCGCTAGCATGGTTTCTAGCTGCTGATTAAAGCCCTCTTTGATTTGCTCTAGCTGGGCATCGACCACGGCTTGCTGCTCTTTAAGCGCAACCTCTCTAGCCTTAAGCTCAAGCTCTGCTTGAGTGGCCTGAGCCGCCATCTGCTGCTTGGACTGCTCGAGTTGAATTTTCATCTGCTCGTAATCTGGTGGCGGTTCAGGTGGCGGCTGTGATGCTTTCTCGAGTAGCGCGTTAACGGCTTTCTTTACAGCGTCCTGAAAACTTCGGCCTGTCGGCATAGCTTCTAAACTTTGCAGCACGGTTTGAAGCCCCGCCATTGCGTATTCAGGGCTAGACTCACTCATTGCGGCCACTTCCCTTAGCCCAGCTGTTACGGTCTGCGAAGCTTGCGCCACTTGCCTGGCTCTTAGCTGCTCATCCATAAAGCTCATGGAATCGGTGTCTATTTCAACCCGTACAATTCGAGCGTCATCCCGGCGTAACATCTCTAACGCCAGAGGGAAGCGCTGCTTATCCTCTTCGCTCATGAACTCAAAGCCGGTCATCTCTGCAATTTCGTTATCATCAAGCTTGGCAAGGGCTAAATCCACCATAAGCTCAATTGAATCTCGGGCCAGCCGCGCCACCAATTGCTTCTCGTACCTAAACGAATCATTCGCAGCGCTAGCCTCTAACTCTAGCCCGGTGGCTGTTTCCGTTGCCTGGTTTGAGCCGCGAAGAATATCGGGCACCCGCCTAAACTCGTAGAAATCGTTTTTGAACTTCTCTTCCAGGGCGTTTAACTCCGTGATGGCGGTAACAAGTTCCTGGACCGGAATCCAAAGAATCATGTTTTCCAGCCCGCCCTTCTCCACGATGTTTTGCAGATTGCGAGCGATAACATAAACGTTGTCTTCGCTGTTTAGCGCGGCCACCAGTTCTTCATCGCCGTTTACTAGTGCGCGGCGTCTGATGCCGTCTATTAGATCGAATACCTTGCCGTATTGGCTATGGCATTGCTCGATAACGCTCTTTAAGTGTTTGTAAGCCGGGGCTGGGTAGAGCGTCTTTCGTGGCTTTGACGCGATGATAAAAGGAGGGGAGGGAAAGAAGCCTTTAAGCAACCAAGGGTCATCTTGGATATCTAGCAATCCCTCTGTATATTGCTCGCTAAACCAATACACCCGCTTAGTGGTTTTGCAATATATCTCCCACCCCTCCAGATATTCTTCGCCGTACTCTTCGCGGTCCTTATCTCGCTTGTCCTCCTCGTCACCTTTAACTTTCTTGTAGTTGGTGAAGCCCTTTAGCTTCTCACCGAACCGCTCTTTGGCCCGCTCTTTATTGAGACAGAAAGAAAACGCCTTGGTATCTATTTCAGATTCAATCTTAGCGTCCGGTGTATGGAGCACCTCGTCAAACGGAGCCGGGGCAAGCTCAATCTTTTTATTAACCGGGACTTGCTCGTTCAACAGCCCAAACGTGCCAAGCTCATCTTGAAGCACTTCTTCTGTCCACACCATCCCGGCGGGGTCAGTGTAGGTGTTATCAGGTTGCAACGTTAGCGCTACCCTGGTTTGTATGTTCTTTAGTTCTTCGGAATATAAAACTTGAGTTGTGGCTTTGTCGGCGTGCAGAAAATCGCCCACTGCAAGCTGCATCACATCATCGAAATCAGTTTGTTTCATTAGTGCGCTTGCTAGCCGGTCAGTGATTAGCGTTGCTGTAAGCGCCACCTCGTCTTCAACCCCGAACTCTCTTTGAGATTGAACCTTGGGGGTTCGTGCATAAAAAGCTGATTCAATTGTTTTGCAGGTCGACCAGTAAATTGGGTAAATCTTATGATTCGAATCAAGCTCTGATTCTGCGCTGTATTCAGCCCAGGCGTCCTTGGCTACCGCCCAATGTTTTTCTGCGGCTTTCTTTGCGGCCTTGACCCACTTTCGCCAGTAGTCCCTAGTTTCGTGTTTGTCTATCTCGGTTTCAGTTGTAGCGTCGTCCATGTGTCTTACGTCCTAATGTGCGAATTAGATCTTTAACTGAAGGACCGGTATTAGGTTCCTTCCTTTCCCTTGGCCGTGGAGCGTCTTTAACAAGTGGGCGAGCTGCGCAGGCGTACCTGACGCAATCGCTTGTATGCGTTGCTTCTCCATCTGGCACATACGCCTCCACTTTCGACGGATCGCGCTGAACAGCTGGCAGATATTCGCGGGTGAACCTGCAACTTTGGGCGAAAAAGATAAGGGGCCAGCCGTCCTTGCCAGTCAGCCGGGCCTTAACTTCGGCGCACCCAAATACCCGGTCAGTATTTGCCCGGGTTAGTGGCACGCCATGTTCAGCGAAGGTGTCGGCCATACGGTACGCCTTGCCGCTACGCGAATCCCCTCGGTCTTGAAACGGTAAAGAGTCGGACAATGTAATGTTGCTCATCACCTCTAGCGTACGCTCGATAATTCCCTGAGCAATAGTGTCGTTACGCAACTCTAGCCCTTTGGTCTGGTCGTCTGGGTTACAGCCATACCACTCGCGGTAACAGATGATTGCCCCTCGCGGAAACCAGAGCTTTTTATCTTGATACTCAAACTCTTCGCCGTCTGACACCGCCCACCACAAAACGCAGAACGGATCGCTAGATCCCCAGTCAAATGTTCGGTACTTAAACCAGTGCGCCGGGGGCGTGAAGTCCTGACAGGTATGGCGCAGATCGTCATATTGCCGAAAGAAATCACCAACGGGGCTATCCCAATCCTCGTTTAGAAGCGCATCTGCTATTTGCTCATCGCCTAATCCGCGCACTCTTCGGCGCGTGGCTTCTGGATCTTCTGATGGGTTGTCTTCCACTCGAGCCGGAATGTAGATGCGCCTAAAGCCGCCGTCTTCATCCGGCGCCTGGCCTATCTCATAGCGCGGCCTGGCTTGGACAAAGCCACGCCTAAAATATCCAGCGCTGGGGCCTATCGGGTTGGACGCATAGATAATCTTTGGGAAAAAGTTTCTAAGCTCTTCTTTCGAGAGGCTTGGATAGATAGGCGCCAGCTGTTCTGGCAGCTTGTCTTTCATGTCTTCGGGCATTGTAACCCACGCACGAAGCCATTTAATGCGGTTAATGCCGATTTGAGTTGCTTCACCAAAGCAGCGCACATGCTTTCCAATGCCTTGGTGTTTCATCATTACCTTGTCGGATGAGCAATGCTCAAGCGATATCTGTGAGCCGTTCCAAAACTTAATCTCTGTTTGGTTGACCTTTACTAGGCCGTCACGCTCCCACGGGGATAGTAGGTCAGGAAATGAATACGGCCCCTCCATGTTTTCCCCTACCACATCATCAAAGTAGAGCCTGAAAATATCGGTAACGAGGCCGGGTATGCGGGAACACCACACGATAAGCGCAACGCGGATAAGGTGCGACTTGCCACCTCGAGTTGCGCCGCCGTAAAGTATTTCGTTTGCGGTGCTATTGAATGCAACCAATTGTTTCGGGTGTAATGGTGGGATGTATAGGTCACTCACTCCCACCCGGTTTGTAACCAAAGATTATATTTGCTTGAAGCGGCGTGCCGTCTTTGCCGGTTACTTCAACCTTCTCTTTTGGCTTGCCGAATAGTTCGGCGTGCTCAAACTGGAGCATCTTAAGCAATGCTTGCACGCGGTCCAGTAACTCCATTGACGGGATTAGCTTGCACAGTTCAACATAGTGCGTCTTGCACATTGAAAGCGTAACGGGGCTGATTAGTGCCTTCTTTCTGCCACCTGGATTAGCTCTATTTCCTGGTTTAAAGCCCACGTTTTTGCAGGACTAAAATATTGATAATAAAAAACCCGCTAACACCTAAACGTCAGATATTAGCGGGGTACATCCGTGTTCGTTCTGCTGTTGTCTCTAGCAGGATCGTTTCTTCTTGGTATGAGAAGAGCATCGCTTGTTTGTTGTTGCCTATCTCACTACCCCATGTATATGGGGCAGCTGCTAGCATTTATAATGGCCATGCTAAATTCTTACGCAATAGGTCAATTTTAAGCCGGTTAAACTATTCGGTTCTTTTTTTTGGAGGGGGGTCCGAAAACTCTTCTTCGACCAAAGCGCCGAGTTCTGCCCACGTTAGATCGAAGGCTCTTCTAATCTTGACTAAAACGTTCAACGGGATTGTATGGGCTGTGTTTTCGTAGTAATAATAGGTATTTACCGGAATCTTTAAGCGCTTAGCGGTTTCGTACCCCGACCATTTAGGTTTGTCTCTGAGATATTTCAGTAATTTCACGCCCGCACCCGTAAGCTTGCTTAAATATTCTATAAAATTGGCGGTCATAAGTCACTAAATATTTATACCAAGTTCTTGCTATACACCCATATATTTGGTATACCATGTTTATGGGACAAAACAAAGGAGCCAAGATGGAACGCGAAATATATCAAACCTTAGCAGCGAGTTTGCCGGTTTCATTTGGTTGGCTAACCCCGGCAACAACTTGGATAGAGCAAGCAGATGATGGCTCATGGACTGCATTTGCTTTTTTCCCAGGCGGCGATTCGATAAAGGCTAGGGCTTTTCGGACTGCTAGAGCTGCCAGGGATTGGGCATTAACGCAGAAACATTATCGGCCCACCCAGGATGAAATAACCATGAACGGACGATTTGGTTGTAATTAACAAATGGAGGCATACGTGAAGAAAGACATACTACCCGCAGTAATTGATTTTGATAGCCCCAAAATGGTGGCAACCTTAAAGGCGACTGTGGCCAAAGGGTTAACGGACGAGGAGTTTGAGCTTTTCGCCCAGTTCTGTAGGGGCACAAAGCTTAACCCGTTTAAGCGCGAGGTGTGGGCGATCAAGGGCAAAGATGGCCGACTCCAAATAATGACTGGCATTAACGGGTTTTATACTATCGCAAATCAGCACCCCGAATTTGACGGGTTGGAAGTTGAAACCGTTGAGCAGGCTGGCAAATTAGTGAAGGCCGTTGCCAAGTGCTACCGAAAGGACCGAAGCCGCCCCACCGTGGCAGAAGCCTACTGGGTCGAATACGCAAAAGAATATGGCAATTGGAAGACCATGCCGCGTCTGATGTTGAGCAAATGCGCTGAGTCTATGGCGCTACGAAAGAGTTTTCCCCAGGAATTGAATCAGCTTTATACCGCTGAAGAAATGCCTGCTGAGTTCGGAGCCGATGCAATTGACGTTACGGCCCAGCCGATACCGCAACCCAGGATCATGACCGCCAAGGATTTACCGCCCCAGGTGGCAGCTGACCCATTGCCAGGGGAAGAGTCCCAGGAAGAGCCGCACTATTATCAGCTTGACACCTACGCAAAGGAGAAGGGCGACCAATGGCATAAAATCCGGGGCAAATTACTCGAAAAAGGTTGCGAGTGTCTAAATCCGACCTTCCAGGTATGGAAATCACCGCAAGCAATTAAGGGTTTAGTTGCGTACGAAATTGAGGGCTTACCCAGTCTTTCAGGAAAGGAAGCAGCCTAATGGATCTAATTAAATATTCACCTGAGCCAGCGCTTTCGGGCCTGGTTCAGGCCATAGAGGCCAGGTGGGGAAACTTTAACCCGCCTAAAGTTACAAGCCTTGAAGAGTTAGCCCTAGCAGACAGCTCCATTGCCGAGCTTAAAAAGCAGGCTAAGGCTTTGGATAAATTTTCCAAGGAGGCCCAAGCGCCGGTTAAAGATCTACTCGCCAAGGTTAAAGCCTATTTTGAGCGGCCCAGTCATATTCTGGATATGGCAGAAATTGGGCTTAAGGGCGCTATCCTGGCTTGGCACATCGCCGAGGAACAAAAGCGACTGGCTCAGCAGGCGGAACTGCAGCGCCAGGCAGAGGCCGAGGCCCAGAAAGCCCGCGAAAAGCTCCATGACCAAGCGGTGGATGCCGAACTATGGGGCGGTGACGTTCAGGGCCTCCTAGAGGCAGCCAGGGCCGTAGATACCCCATGTATACGGGTGCCAGAGGTCAAAATCCAGGGCGCGACGTCCACTAGGAAGGTGCGTAAATGGCGACTAATCGATCCGAGCAAGGTGCCGCCCCAATATTGGATGTTGAATGAAACCCTCATTGGCAAGGAGTGCCGTAGTGGTTACACCGCGCCGCCAGGAATAGAGTTTTACGACGAAGAGACATTAATGGTTCGCCCCGGTGCATAGCTGTAAGCAAGTGTATGCGAAGGAACGAAGCAAAGAAGCTTAAGAACGGGCACCTTGATATGTTTTCGGGGTGGACGTGCTTTTTAGTTTTCGAGAGAAAAGGCAAGTTGCATGGTCTGAGGAGCTAGAAGCCTGGTTAGCTCTTCATGCACCCGCGACAGCCGCGAACTATAGGGCTATCTGGGGCCGGTTTGTTGAGTGGTTAGGTAAGGAGGTTTTAATGACAACCGAAGCAGACGCAATACGATATTTAGCGCACCTAAAAGATCGGCCTGCTAGGTCCAAAAGAGGCAAGGTTTCAAATTATACCGTTTCCCAAAATGGAATAATAATCCGGGCGCATTTTGAAAGGCTTCGCCACGCCGGGTTTATTACCACAAACCCATTTCAAAGCCCGGTCGAACTTTTAGCTAAAGCCAAGGGTGGCCAAACGCACCCAACCAATGCCATGACAGCGAGCGAGGTTAGGCAGCTATTTGACAGCGTGCCAATCGCCGGAAAAAAGAACATTCGTGACCGGGCTTTTCTGGCGCTTCTTTTCGGGGGCGGGCTTCGGATATCCGAGGCGCTGAACTTAAGGCTTTCAGACTTGGGCAAAACTCAAGACCAAAGGACGGTTTTAAAGCTTAGAAACACCAAAGCCCAGTGCGATGAGTGGCAAGAGCTACCAGAGTGGGCAACGGTAATTGTTGATAATTATATCCAGCAACGGATTTATGACAGGGCCACATCCGATAGCTTTCTTTTAATTAATTATCGAAACCACTGGAGCGTGCCCGATGAAAGGCAACTCACTCCAGACTGTGCCCGTAAAGTCTGGGAGGGGCTTCTCTACCGCGCCGGAATTGTGCGGGGTCGCTACTCCATGCATTCGGCCAGGGCAACCGCTATCACACAGCTCTTAGACCTTGGCTTAAGCCATAGGGAAGTAAAGGCGTTCAGTCGGCATTCAAGCATTCATATGGTTGAGTATTACGATAAGAGGAGGTTTTCGGGGGCTGATAGCCCGGTTCTGAAACTTAAATATTAAGGAGGTTGTCATGAAAAGGTTTAAACAAGGTTGTCCAATTCGTGTCTTGGTTATGGCCGCGCACTTTAAGCGCCGCTGTAAAAATCTCGGAAAGTTCGATGTGCCTTTGGCCATTCGGCAAGCCGCCGAGCGCCAAGGGTACAAGTTTAACTAACTTAAATGGGGGTTATGTATGGAAACGCTGAGGTTGTATATTAAAAATTCGCTTCAAACCGTAGCTGAGGTTGCGGGCTATGGGCTTTTACTGCTGCTGTTAGTCAACGGGGCGCTTGAGCTGTATTCCCGCTGGCAGCTCGCCGACTCGCTTATTGCCTTGCCGTATACCCTAGAAGAGTCAGGATCATCAAAATCGCGGAGGTAGGTATGATAAAAGAATTTGACTCGAAACTAGACTTAGTTGACGTTCTGCTCCTAGTTGGCATGGTTTTTGCGTGCATCTATATGGCCGGGTGCGGGTATGCCCTGGTTAAGATCCACAATGAACCAGGCCAGCGAACACAAATCTGGACTGACCAGAATATCCAGAGCGCCTTTGGCACGGCAATTGAAACCGCGATAGAGCCAAGCCCGGCAAGCTTTTTTAAGGGCAGGCGAAAAAATTAAAGATAGTGTCTTGCAGCGCACGATCCGCTGTTGTATTTAGATGATGCAAGCTCGATTCGGCTTGTAACATTTCCGTCATTCTTCGACAAAAATTTTACATTTTTGGCCGAAAAAGGACAGAAAACAGCGGGTCGAAGCGCTGCTTTTTTCCGGGGGTTTGTTGGGCCCCAAAACCTGACAAGCCCCATTTTTTAAGGGCATTAAAATGGCCGCCGTTTACTTCGACACTTCCGTTTTCACACAACCAAGCTATCGAAGAATCGCCAAGGCTACCCCAGGGGGTAGGGGGATTCTACTCGAGCTTACTATTCTGATGTGGGATCAGCCTGGCAAATGTCTACTAGCCAAAGACCTCTCAGAACACGCTGACACACTGGGCGTTGATGCCGGTGCCGTTCAGGCCGTAGTCAAGGCGGCGCTCAAAGAGGGGCTTTGGTATGGGTCAGACACCCTGCATTCTGCGTTAGTGGACGAGCAAAGCGAGGGGTTAAGGCGTGACAAGATCAGATAAGATAAGATCAGACAAGACAAGATCAGATCAGACAAGACAAGATAAGACAGAGCCCGAGCCCGGGCCTCTGCGGGACTGGTGGGCTTACCGGAAGGAACTTCATAAACCGCTTACGCAAGCGGGCCTGGCCCAAATCGAAAAGAAGTTTACGGGTCGCCCGGATGCGCTAAAAGCTGCGGTCGAGCACTCGATAGCAGCCGGTTATCAAGGGCTTTTTGAGCCCTCGGCCCAACCAAATTCTCAAGCACCGCCGCGAAAACAAACCAATATCGATCGCGCCAAATTAGCGTTTAAACAGTTGGAAGAATTACGAAATGGAGCCCCAGCAAGTCAAAGCAATTCTAGCGATTCTTTCCTGTGTCTTTCCGAACTTGGAACTGACACCGGAGCGAATTTGGGTATGGGAAGAGCTTCTCGAGCCGGAAAACTTTGAAGACATTAGGGCCGCAACCATGAGCTTTTTAAGGTCGAAAGCCGAGTTTCCACCGACACCGGGCCAGCTGATTACGCTAGCAGCTGAGTTACGCAACGCCGCAGCTATTGCCGCGAAGCGTGCCGCTGAAGAGCAAAAACGGTTAGGCGAGCCACCTGAAACAGAGGCGCAACGCCAAAAGAACCTGGCCATGCTGCGAACCTTTATCGGCAACACAGCCGCCGCGATGCCAAAGGTATGACGATGAGAAAACCCAAAGACGACATAGTTGAAACCCAGAGCCGTACAGCCGCGCAGAAGTTACGCGACAAGGAGCGGATCTTCAACTCCATTAAACAAGACTTAGCACTGGGGCTGGCAACAATTCGGGAAGACCGGGAAGACGGGCGCTGCGCGCTGTTTACTGTGCCCCTAAAAGAGGCGGTGCAAATCGGGGAATGGTACTGGAACGGTCAGACTTTGCCCAGATACGGAAGGTTAAGCAGGTGAACCTAGAACACGCCATTCCCACCGTAACACTAACAGCCGGGGAGGCTGCGCTTGGAGCTATTGAAGGTGTGTTTCGACGCATCCGCGCCGTATACAAGGGCTATACACACCTAAACAATTTAGATCGTAACTCAGAGGCCGATGGCTGGGGCAATGAACTAGATGGGGCCTTAGCCGAGCAGGCGCTCTGCAAATGGGCCAATGTATACTGGACTGGGCTCGAGCATGAAGGTGCAATGGACGCCGGATTTGCACAAGCGCGCTCAACTCGCAACCCAAGGGGGTGTTTGGTTTTACACAAAAAAGACAAGCCACACCACCTAGTGGTGTTGGTCATCGCAGATCTTCCACGATTCCATCTAGTCGGCTGGCTGCGTACCGGTGACGGTCAACAGCAACGATATTGGTCCGAAAAGGTAAAAGGACGGCCCGCCTATTTTATTCCACAGAGCGATTTGAACCCGATGTCATCACTACTAGAGGCCGCACAGACTTTAAATCGAAGAGCAGCTTAATGAAACCAACTGAATACGACTATCATTGCACCGTTGCTGATTGGATACGCTTTCAAGAAGAGGCGCACCCACTTCTAAAAATGGTCTGGCACACCCCAAACGGTGGACACCGGCATAAAGCAACCGCTGCCAAGCTAAAGCGAATGCTGGTGCGCCCAGGTGTGCCTGATTTTATCTTGCCGGTGCCGCAACAGTCCTGGATGGGCCTTGCTATCGAAATGAAGGCCGAGCATGGGCGCGTCACGAAAGAGCAGGCTTCAATGCTCGCTCGGCTCGCAATGTTCGGATGGAAGTGTCACGTCTGCAATTCTGCTGACGAGGCGATAAAACTATTTGCTGAATACGTGGGGATATGATCATGGAAGAACCAATTCAGAGGTGCGTCGACGAAATGGAGGAGTGCGCGGATAAGTGCATGGAGGCTTTACGCTTACTACCACAGACTAAAGAAAACCAAGCGGCAACGCATGAGCTGCTAAGGATCTATAAGCGGCTAACCGAAAAGGCCAGGGATTTAAGGCTGCGCGAGCTATGACCCCAGAGCCAGACGACACCATTAATTCCGCGAGCCAATTGCGCGAGCTTCTCGATTCCGTTGGCTTGCCCAACGTGCCTGTTTTCGAGGTGCCGCACATGAGCGAAGAGCAGCTTTGTCAGGCGCTATTTCCGGATGGCTGGTACTACTGTCAGATAAAAGACAATCGCGGCGAATTTGATGACTGGGTTGAGCGTAAGCAAGGCAAATGGGACTTGGAGGAAGGGGAAAGTATTAAGGCTGTGATTAAGTGGATCGGGGAGAAGGAGGCGAGCAAGTGAAAACTAAAGACAAGTGGGCGCAGGAGTATGCAGAAAATCCACACACTGTTGAGCCATTTAACGCGGCATCATATCAGCGACGAGTAAGTAAAGCTTTTCTCGCCGGTTTCGAGAAGGCCAAGACGGAGGCGCTGAAGCATGTCCTCAAAAGTATACTTGCAGCAGAGGGACAGCCATATATCGAGCGCCGTTATGTTATGGCAGGCGATATCGAGCGGCTTGGGGAGGAGGAGGTATGAGCGACACACAAACACTATATAAAGTTTTGGTTGATGGTAAGTCCTGCCACGGGGGCGAGGCTGTATGGTCGCTGCCTAATAACGGTAAACCAGGCGACTGGATGCGCTGGGAGGGCGCACTAATTATCTGCGAAAGCGGGATACATCTAACCAAGGAATTTGAGAAATGGCTAAAGGTTGGTTGCGCTATCTACGAGGCTGAGGCGCAGGACATTGAAGGATGGGGCGGGGATAAATGTGTATGCCGCGCCGCTAGATTGATTAAACAAGTTGAAACTCCAGATTGGTGGCTTAGGGTTGAGAAGTTTATTCGAGAAGAAATTGATACGTGCCCGTGGTTTAAAAAAAGCGGCGAGTTAACCGTTAAACATAAACTCCATTCAACTTGGGATGCCGCTTGGGCTGCCGCTTGGGCTGCCGCTGGGGATGCCGCTTGGGTTGCCGCTAGGGATGCCGCTAGGGATGCCGCTAGGGATGCCGCTTGGGCTGCCGCTTGGGCTGCCGCTGGGGATGCCGCTTGGGTTGCCGCTAGGGATGCCGCTAGGGATGCCGCTGGAGATGCCGCTAGGGATGCCGCTGGAGATGCCGCCCTTCAGTGTTTAATGACCACCGTGTGCGCCGATTTAACTATTGCCCCAGAGCATCGGCAATACGCCGCAGACGCCTGGAGCATTTTGCGGGCCGGATATGGATGCTTAGGCAAGGTGGGTGATGAGTTTATTGTTTACGAGAGGGTGGTATGACCATCTCAGACATAACCGGCATAGTGCTATCTCTAATCGTGGTTGCTTTCATTGTTGCCTGGGTGATGGATAGCCCGCAAGGTAAAGCAACCATCATTAACCCAACCCCAACAGGGACGGTGATGCCATGAGTAAGCTTCTAGTGGCAACCTTTTTTACCTTAGCATTTCTTTGGCTATCCGTCTGCATAGCCGAAATGGCCGGGGTCATGACGCCCACACCAACGCCGATGTATCCCAATGTGGAAATTGGTCCAGCATTTCAGCTTTCATCATGCGGCAAGCTTCAATTTATTAACGGTAAAGGACAAATCACGATTGGCGAAAGAGGCGAGATAGATCGAGAGATGCTTAAGACGTTGCCGCCAAAGGCGCAGGAGCTTGTTAGGGCCGTGGCCGAAATGTGGGGTGGGCTTTGCGAAATGGGGGAAGATCGCCATGACTAAACTTCTAATCCTTCTGCTTTTAGTCGCCCCGCCTTATAGCATCACACCTAACCAAGCGTTAATGGTGGCACAAGCGGGGCTGGATATGATACCCGCAAAGCATAGACCCACCATTAGCCAGTTTCATGCGGTAACAGACCCCTGCCCCGGTTTAGACACACTCAATCACTGGTACGCCAAGGAAGAGTGCGTGAAGCTATTTGTAGCTAGAAACTACCATGAGAAGGCAATCTACCATGCGATACTACCGGCCATGCTTGATAACAACCGCTCGTATATCGGTGGCCTATCTCGCACCTGTCAGTACAGGCCAGCGTTTAGCGTAAGCAACGCGATTGAGAAGAGCCTTAGGACTAACGAGCCACGGCTAGAGTTGTCTGCGCTAATTGTGGCGCATGAATTAGGCCACACGCTAGGTGCTAGGCATGATGACCGCTACCCGAATTTAATGCACAGCAATGCGGGACGGTTGTTTCTGGATGGCGAGCGGTTGGAGTGGACTAAGAAAAGTATCCGGCAGATTAACAGGTGCCAGAATCCGGCGTTAAGGAGGAGGAGGAAATGAAAAACACCGTAGTTGATCAAATCTTTTGGGGCATGCTGGCGTGCGTGTTAGCGGCCATCATATTTTTGACCGTCACCAAAATTGAGAAGCTAGAACCACGCCCCCAACTAAACCACCCAACACCAACTGGAACTGTTATGCCATGAAAGATGAGGACGATCCGCCAATGCTAAAATTGCAAATGGTTGAACCAAAGGTTGACTTTACGCCAGAGCAACGGCTTTGGCTGGCTGTTGTTGTTAGAGCGATCGTCGATTACGGCCTGCTTCCCTGTTCAGGTCGAAAGCTTTTGAATGGCCAAGAAAACCCATATAACCACCATCTAAAGGCGGCCACGTTTTTATTCGCAAAGAAGGGCCAGGATAGGCCCGCTTCTCTGGGCTGGATCGCTGAGCACCTAACCGATAACCCGCACGCCTTTATCCGCTGCGCGCGCCGCTTGGCAAAGCGCCTATACACCGGCCAGCAAGAGCGGCTCAAATTTAAACACAGAGTTAGACACGCTAGACTTAACGCAATTATTCAAAGCTATGCCGCTTGATTATGATTCAGAAGTTGGGATCGGTTGGGGGCCGTTTAAGCTTCCGCCCGATCATCCGTTTGCGCCCTGCGCCGCCATCCACGACGAGCAATACAACTGGTTAATCGCTGGCACGTCGCCATTTACGCTGCGCGAAATCGACAAACAGTTTCTTAAGAACTGCCTCTATATCGCAAGTATTCAAACGGACGCGGGCGACAAGGAGCGCTTAAGACGTGAAGCTTATATGTGTTATGCAATTTGCAGAGCTTGGGCCAAGTTGGTTAGGCCAGAGCTCGAGGCTTATCAACCACAAAGGAGGTGATGCTGATGCCGTGTAAAGGAAAGAAAAAAGGCAAGGGTGGCCGAAAATAACCCAAACACAAAAATAAACATGGGCCGGGTGCTGTAGTTAATTAACCTTAGGTAGATAGCTGCTTAATCGTTAATTGCCTGCGGGAGTTTCACCCGGCTTTTTATGGGGATCTAATTGGGCATGCAGACTAGTTTTAAAAACCCCGAGCCCCTACGGGCGGCTTGGCGAAAAGCTCGAAATAAACGTAAAGCTAAAATTCAAATATGGCGCGAACAGAACCGCGACAAAATAAGAATCTATCGCGCTAATCACAGGCGTCGGCATAAAAAGGAGGATAACACTAGAAAGGCGGTGGAGCGGGCGCTTAAGCGCGGCGATATGATCAGACAACCATGCGCCATCTGCGGCCTTCTAAGTACCGAAGCGCATCATCCTGATTATGATAAGCCCTTAGATGTAATTTGGCTTTGTCGCGTACACCACGCCGGGCTACACAGGAAAATGGTGGATCTTGATATTGGTGAGGTTCTTGAGCGCGTCGGCAAACCTTCAGAAGGTTAGATGTGAATCACCTCCTTCCTTTGTTAGAACCCCACCTCTGAAACCGCCGCTGCTTATATGGACAGACTTTCCGGTGCTTCATGGTACACCTCCTTCCGCCTAGCGCTCAAGAACCTCAAATGTGTCCTACAACAGCCCGCGAATCTTCTTAGTTGCCTTAATGCGGCCCCACAGCGCCAAAATAGCCCCCGCAGCACTGACCACAGCGGTCAGAGCCGGGGTGAGCATCGGTTCTGTAAAGATTCCAAGCTGCACCAGGACCGCATCTATTGCAGGAATCCCCGCAATTATTGCGCCCTGCGCTGTTGTTGAGGCTAATAGCCCCTTGTCCGTTCCTGTCATATACACCTCACATAAGCATACTACATATACATTTAATCAGCTCTTTACTTGGCGGCTTAGTCCTCTGCTTCGGTGGCGGTGGGTTAGTTTCACCGGGGTCACGTAAATTAAACCGCGAAGTCCATAGAAAACACAGTTCAGCGTCCTTATGATCCCTTTGGAAGCGCTGTGCATCCATCTCGAGAATATCCCGGCCATCGTTCGAGACAATGAACGGCTTAGAAAGCGAGGTTTTCCCCTGGTGCGGGTGGTTTTCATTAATAACGCCAGGGAGGGCCGCCCCCTTGCCAGCGATACAATTGACCGGGATAACTGA